TTTCCTGCTTCCTCGCAATGCGGAGCTTCGGCCAGCGATTGTATCGTAATAAGGCTGTAACGCAGTGTCGTGAGAACCAACAGGGACAAGATCAGATGCGAATGTACCTGCGTCTTGCTTGAAGTCTGAAAGGGACTGGTCTAAAGCGTTCAGCCCACCCATGCTGTACATGTCTGTACTGAAGGCAGAGTCACGCAAGGCACGAATATCGTCTCTTGTTTTAACCTGATAGTCAGATACACGATCCATCTCTGTATTATAATCTGAGGTAACACCCGACAAACTAGTGAGAGGATCATTAAAACCAGCAAGCTCGTCGTTGAAATCAAACCCAAGCTCAGAGTTAAACTGACCTGCTTCTCGTCGTAGTGTAGCAATTTCAGCTTCTAGTTCTTTAACGCGACCCATATCAGTTATGCCAAGACCAGCGGCTTCATTGGCTAGGGTGTTGGCACTCGTATTTAACCCTGTCTCGTAAGTGCCAATCCTTTCAAGCTCTGTGGATTTTTGAGCATCAAGAGCAGCAATCTTATCCTCTATGCTCGTAACATAATCATTGACTAAGTCACCGTTGCCCCCATAAATGGATTGTCCATAGAACCCATCCGATTGCAGGTTTCTGCCATCTTGCGCAATACCAGATAGAGTATTCTCGAAACCAAGTAAGTCTGAGGTTATACCAGCACGGTCTACTTCGTTATTAAATTGGCCCCCTCTTAGATCAAGTTCCTCAGCCGTATCAATGAACTGATTAAAAGCGGTCTCACGCTCACCATACAAGCCATCAATGTTTGTACTGAGCGTTTGCCCCCTATCGTATATGTCGTCGCCCAGAGTAGTATTGGCAGTAGACAATGTAGGCATGTTACCAATAGTAACCGCCCCCCAAGGAGACTGAACTACAGGGCTGAAGATGGGAGAGTCCCCAAAGCCTTGAGCACTTGCATCTAAGGTGCTGTAATCAAACCCAGATAAGGCTGAAGAGAATCCAGCTAAAGGGTCTTCGTTGACGTCCGCTGTATCAGGGTCGTCATACAAATCATAAATACCCGCGTTGTTAAACGCATCTTCTCCACTAGCAAGATTTGTTGCTGCATTGGTTAAATTGCTGTTAAACGCATCAACACCAGAGTTATATGTGTCAGCCGTCGTTTGGTATCCCGCCAGTGTATCCGCTGCAAATTGTTTCTTTTGCGCCGTATAATCTGCTGGTGGGGCTGGGCTATTAGATGATCCACCTCCGCCTCCGCACATATTACTTCTCCTTCTTTCTAGTCCATGAGAACTTTACAAATGGTGAGGGGTAGTAGCCCCACCCATCTACTCTTTGAAAATCTTTTATACCGCACAATCTAAGCCACTTGAGCGACTGTTGATTTGCGGCGTGACAATAATTGTATCCGTGAGGGAACTTTTCCATTAAACCGCGAACCCAAACGCGAGACTCTTTGAGAAACTGTTTCGTGTAGTTCTTTAGGTCGTCAGACGCGAGCAGCCACGGTACGCAGCTACCTCTCTCATCTAAACTCCAACCAAAAATACCTATCACTTCGTCCTCATCATTGTATGCTGCATTCACTTCGTTCGAGACCACCCATGAATACTGTAAAATTTCATCCGGGGTCATCCCGTGGCTGCACCAAACTTCGATCCTGTCTGCGTCTCTCATTTTAGGAGCTAGCTCGTCTAAATCCTCTTGAGTTGCCGCTCTATATCCCGCCATAATTTACGTGCTCAATACTCCAACTGAATATGTGACTTCTAGGTTTGCCGCTGATGACGCACCAGTAACCGTGTATCCAATCGCGTGACTGCTGACTATGTTGGTAACTTCTATAGGCGTTCCCAAAACAGACTCGTTACCTGCTGATGTAACAGCAATGATGTCGCCGTAATTTACCCCGTCTATATTAATCTGGATGTTACAAGTGCCACTAGACAAGAGAGCCGAAACAGCTTCTATCCTAATCTTTTGTTTGTATATTCTCTGGATTGTGTACGTCTGATTAGTGGCGGTAGCTTGAATGTCATACATGCTGGTGCTGGACAGGTTGGAAGGAAGCTGACTAACGGGCAACCGTCCAGTGCTATCCAATGATGCCACGCCATTTGCGTTGCCCTTATCTGTAACATTTATAGCTGATGATAGATCAATCGACCCATACTCAAGAGCTGTGCCAGTTCCATTTACCTTAACGAACTGACCTGCATTTCCTGTCGCAAATGTAGGGAGAGATGAGTCTGGAGAAGTCCGTAACCATTGAGTGCCATCATAGAACTTTAACTGGTTAGGAACCTGTGATGTATCGTGCCATAAGTCACCAGTAACTGAGCTTGTTGGTGTAGTAGGAGATACAGACAACTTTGCTTTGTCAGAAAGGTTAGTAACAAGATTTGCCACCTTTGCCTGAGTTAACGCACCATCATTTATCTTTATTTTTTCGAACTTAATTAAACCACTGTCAGTGTGTACGAAATTTTCCTCGAACATGAGGCCAGTGACGGCTTGGACAGATGTGTTCTCAACTGTGATAATACTGACGAGGTTGTTTACTGGTACACCCGTGTTGAACTGGACAGTGTTTTGATCTGCAATAAGTGTGTAATCGTTTGTGCCGCCATCGCGCTGAAGGATACCGTTCTTATAAACCTGTAGCTTAGTATTCTCATCAAAGGTGAACGGGAAGTTGATCTGTGTAGCAGTTGTGAGCGTATCCACACGGCTATAGCCAGTGATTGATGTCGCTCTGATCTTAAAGATACTTATTATTTGCCCTGCCGTCACACCAGAGTTAAAAGTAACAACGCCTGAAGATGTACTGCCTCCGGCTGCGTCTTTAGTGTAGTCATCTGCCGCGCCTTCATTCTGTAAGACGCCGTTTACATAAACTAGAAGTTCGTCTGTCGTAGCAAAAGCATAATCGAATGCTGTTTGAGACGCAGTCGCGGTAAAGTTTGCACGACCAAAGATGATAGGAGCACCAATTTCGCCAACAGTCTGGCCCTTCTCTCCTCGCAATTCAGCAAGAGTGATGAGGGTTTTCCAACCTGTTGTTTCGCTGGCATATTCACCAACACGATACTGGATGCCAGTTGTGGCGTCTTTACGAAACTCTACTGGGCCGTCCCAGTTACCGTTGGCGTCAAAAATCTTAGCAAAAAGCTCACCAATTGTTTTGTTGCCAAGTTCTGCCGCGTTCAAATAGCGCACAACAGATTCAAATTCAGTATTGATATTGCCGCTCGAACCGTAGTTCTGTGGGTACTGTTGTCTTATTCGCGCCATCTTTTTACTTCCTCACATTGACTGCAAACCCGATGATCCTCATTAGGCCGCTGCCACCAGTTGTCTTTATCCTGTATTGAGCCGCACGGTAGCGGTGTAGCCATTGTCGCTCGTATTGACGTGATAATGGCACACCAGCAAAGTGATTGTCGTCCGCTGTATCATCCACCTCTATGACCATTGAGCCAATAATGTTGCCACTGTCATCTTGTGCATCAATGGCTATCTGGCCCTTGCCAGCAGCTTGGATGATTATAGAAACTGTTTCTTTAGTTTCGGACAAACTACCGTGCCATAAAAGTGGAGTAAGTACTTCCATTTCAGGAGTTACTGACCCCTCGTCCTCCGCTTCTGGCTGAAGAATCTTGTAGACCCCGCCCGTAGTTCCAAACAATAACTGGCCATTAAGGAATGATCCGCACCTAGCTCGCAAGAAATCACCTGTTGAATACTTTGGTATTGATTCACCAGACTCAGGGTTCATTGATAGCGTCAGACGTGTGCAGAGTTCGTTGCCCGGCAGAGGGAAGAAGACGTGGTACTGACCATTATCTTGGTCAAAAACTGCGCTTATCTTCTCAGGGTTATCGACGGAGTTGAACAGCTCCCGATACAGTAAGTCTATTTTGTCCGACAGGCTGTAAGAATACACGAGTATTCCGTTGTCTTCCGATCTCTTGATCGAATGGATACCAGATCGCGAGCAGAAAAGCAGGTCTGTCCCTGCGTTTTGAATTGTATTGTGGCTCGCACAGCCGATGAAAATGTTCGCGTTGTCGTCTAGTAGCCATCGTGTGTAATCCGGGTCTGTTCGGTAAATTAAGGCTCTGTCTGCTGCGAAAACAACAAGTCTGTTTTGTTCAAAGGAACCAAGCCCAGTGATTTTGTCGGCAGTGCCGAGAAAGTTTGCTACATCAAATTCAAATGCTTTTGCTTTATCTTCTGAATCTTCAGCCTCATCGTCTGACCATATCTCATCTTGGTTTACACGAGACACATAGATGCTCGTTTCATTTCCTGAAACTCCAGCAACAACAAGTCTTGACTGAGTAGACGTGCTATATGCAGGTCTTAGCAAGTCCATTGCTGGAGAGGCATTAGCGTAAAACTCTGCACCGTCGAAGCGTCTGAGCTGACGAGCCTTAGCTGAGAAGATAATATTTCTGTTAAAAACAGTAGAAGTTACAACATCGCTAGACGTGTAGGCGTTCTCAACAATCTTTCCAGCGTCAGACTTCAAGTCTAATCCAGCCCCCGTTCTTTCTACGAACACGAATTTGTTCGCGCCATAGAAACTAACGTGCTCGATAGTACTAGTTCCGCTGACCTTTGTAGCCGATGGGTCTCTGACCATCTGCCCACGCCAATCACAAGACCCATTCTTAACAATCGACAGGTGTTGAGACTTGCCTGTATCAAGAGATGTTATGTCTCTTGACGTATCAAGACCTTGAAAATCTTCATACGCGAATGTCGTTACTCTAATACCACTGGGTGATTTTACTCCAGCCATTACGAAGTTACCGTCCCGTTATACTTATTAGTTGTAAGACCTTCACTGTTCCTTTTGTTTGTCCCCCCGTCAGTTATCTTCATCTGTATCTTTGTATTTCCATTGACGGAATGCCACATGTGTTGGTTTAAACCCTTGTTATACATAGGCATATAGATACTAACCTTGTCGCTGGCTTGCTGTAAGGCGTAATGATACAAAAGACCTTGGATAATAATCGGGTCTGGAACTTTCCGAACATCGGTAGAAGAGGTGTAGTAATCAATCGCCGTACCATCGTGATAAGGATGTGTGCGAACGTCATCTATGACCATGTTGGCAAATTCTACAAACATGAGCAGCACATCTCCGTCGATTGTTCCGGGGTGAAAGTCACCAAACCTGCGGAGTGCTTGCATTGCAAGCGTCTCTAGGGGTGAGTTTGTATCCCCGATGTGCGAGTTGAGATTACTCTGTTCGGCCATAATTATTTCCTAACAATTCGTCCATTCATAACGAAATGGTTCTGAGAGAACCTATCTGCATCATCAGGCTCAACCCTGTACTCAAGACGGCCATTGCTGAAGTTACGGATAGGAGATATTCCAGCGACCTCGAACATTGATGGTTCGGTATTGCGCGACTCAAACCAAACAAATTCTGGCTCAGGTGCTTTAACTGGGGCTGCCTTTTCCTTGGGCTTCTCAGCCACTTCCCACGCTTCATTTACATCAGGGGTTTTAGGATCGTCAGATTTAAAGTGTCCAGTGTCGGTTCTTGCCCGACGTTTAATCGTCTTCGTATTCATGTTTATCCTCCGAAAAAAGAAAGGGGGTGCATTGCACCCCCTTAATATCGCTCTTTTATAAAGAAAGGTCGTCCCGCTTATGAAGCTACGCGGGTGTTCCAGTTCTTAATATAAGCATGTGTCTTGTCCTGAAGTAATTCAAGACCGCACTCAGTCATGTATTCACTGAGTACCGCATCTAAATCAGGTGCTTGACGGTTTTCCAACAACTGTGTGTCGCGACCTTGGAGGTAACGATACGACAGGAATGGGAAGTCTACTACCAGCATAGCGTTCTTCATGCCCGGAATCTGACGGAACTGAGGATGTAAATGCACCATCAAATCACCCGCGAACGAGGAATACTTGGTAAGACTTACACCGTAAGATCCCTCAACAGACGTAGGAGCCCAACGGTCTTTACCAATCTGCTGTAGCTGATTAGCGACGTTTTCGCCAACAAAAGCAATCTTCTGTGAAGAGCCATACTTAAAGATGGTAGAGATCAGCAAGCTGTCAAAACCTTCTTCAGTCATTTGCCCTGCACCAGTACCACCGTAAGAAGCGAAGTCGCTGTTAATGTCGACTACATTGGTGAGGCTGTTGATAAGACCGCCAGTGAAACGAGTAGGCTGAGCTGTTGAACCATTGCTCTCATGCTTCACACCAAACAGCATCGCACGTTCGATGTCTGACATGTGTAACTTGAGGGCTTTAGTCATTGCTTCGTCCATCTTGTCGCCAGTACGCAGATGCGTAGAGTTCAACGTATTCGATACGCTAAACGCTGTGCGGAAGATTTGGCAGAAGTTGTTAGCTACGACGGCATCAAATGAGATAGCAGTCGGAGCTGATCCACCTTCAGACGCAGCATAACCAGCAATGAACATCTCAGCATTATCAGCAATCTGGTGAGCAGTGCCGCCGATATTACGGGTCGCAGTCAGGGTTGTACCTGTTGTGTCCGCAGTCACGTGCATTACTTCGCCAGTTGCGCTGTTGATAACGATTGAGCCGTTAACAGCAAACTTGTTGTCGTCAGACGCATCAATGGTGATAGTTGTAGTAGATGTACTAGCTACAGCTCCATTAACTTTCATCTTACGATCAGGAAGCTCATCTCGGAAGTTCTTGAACTCTGGATCGTCAGTTGCTTCAGACGAACCCATAGCCAACAAAGCGTTGAGAGGGGCATTTCCTTGTGGTTCTAAGAGAGTGTATAACTCTCGGTAATTCTTGGGGCGGAAGTCAGACGAAAACTCGCCAGTCCCGCGCAATCCTTGGATAGCAGCCATGGTTAAATCTCCTTTGAGGGCTGTTAAAGAAACGGGTTAGGTCGAGCAACGCGGAATATATCCATCACGTATGCCCTAGTTGTTTATGCGGCTGGGCCTTAGCGCAACCATCTGCATTAAGTAGAATATACGCCTAAAGAAAAGTTTTTTCGTCCCTAACAAAAAAAACCCCCCAGCCTGTAGTTAATACCTAGCAAACTGGGGGGTAATACTTACTTATTTCAAAGTAAGCAGGGGAGAAATTACGCTATCCCTTTTTTATTCATAGCTGTCTGAGTGAATTTGTCGAAGGTGCTATCGCCAACTGGAGCCGATTCATTCGATCCGCCACCGGGAGTTGATCCCAGAGAGCCAGTGAATGCTTGGCGGCGTTGCGATATGCCACGCATACGTTCCATCTCAGGTGAGTCCATATTGTTCTTAAAGTCTGACATTACATTCACTGTAAGCTGCGGATCAGCAAAGTCTTCCAAGGTGTAGCCACGCTCGGCAGCGAACACCATGAAGTCTTGAGCCTTTTCAGCAGGTAATTTCAAGCCTTGCTGTACGCGATCCAAGTTGTTGGCTATCTGCTGTCTAACTGCTTCAACCTGCTGTGATGTACTATTTTGAACTTGGGTCTTAGCCGCGTCTGCAACACCTTGGTTCTGTGCCGCCATTTGACGGATCATCGCCTGAGTTCGTGCAAGCTCTTGCTGCATTTGTTGCATACCCTGCTGACCACCTTGGATCATTTCTTTATATCCGGGCGGCAAGCTGGCAGCATTTTCTTGCTCCCACTTCTCAAGGGAAGAGTCTAAGTCTGATGGGCCGTCACTAGGATTGCCGGATTTCTTACCTTCCGTGTTACCCATAGTAGGATTAGACTCCTGAGCTTTGTAGATGTTGTTCATCTGGTCAGCTACTTGCTTGGAGTTCATGTTCGGGTTGTCACGCATAATCTGATCCACAAGGTCGTACACAGGCTTATACTGTGCATTTTTGTAGTTCATTGAACTGTAACGATCAAAAGTGGATTTGATTTGCTGGGGAGTTAAGTCACGCTGGCCCTGCCCTTCACCAAAATCAACTTGGTAAACAATGGCATCGGCTGACATCTTGTCGCCTTCTGTTTTAGGAGAACCTTGCTCAGCAGCTTTGTCCTGACTACTGGGTTCTTTAGGTGCTTCTTGAGCCGGGGCTTGAGGTGGTGCGCCCTGTGGGGGCGGAGCATTAACTGCTTGCTGTGGGTCTACACCCATTCTTTTTGAAGCGATGCCATCAACTGCTGCCATCATTTGCTCTGGTGATTGTGGTGCTGCCATTTGTATCTCCTGTCCCGGCCTTAGCGGGGTTGCGTTTTAAGTTCAGTTTAGTATCAGCTTATTGTTTGAGCTTGTCGTCCATGACGATTTCATTCTCTAGTTGGACAGCCAGACGTTGAGGAAGCTCAAGCAACCGCTTGGCTGAAAAGATTGCGCCACGTCTGAAATTTATCTCATCAATGTGCATGGACGGTGACTCAGCAATCTCCATTGCCACACTTACTATCTCTTCTTTCATGATGTCATGGAGAACTTGCCATCCTGATGATTGATCGAGTTCTTTAAGTTTGCGTAATTTCTCTTTTGATGTCATTTTTTCCTTGCAGTCTTTGCCGCTTGTTTGAAGTTAGTTGATGTTGGAGCACCCTTGGTTCCCGCTTTCCGCATTTTCTCACCACTGCCGTTTGCAATTCTACGACGTTTAGCGGCGATGTTGGCGTAAAGTCCGGGCTTCTTAGCCATGGGGTTCTCCTATTTAGATGAAACCGCGCCCTTACACTTCCATCTTTTGCGAGACAGACGTAAAGGACTGTTGGGGTCTTTTGCTGCTTTGGGGTGTTTCTTCATTTGAGCCATACTACGGGCGCAATAAGCATCTCCCTTTTTAGTACCCGGCTGAACACGAGAGCTGCCATCCTTGGCCTTACCAGCTTGGCCATAGCTTACACGCTTGCCAGACTTTGTGACCTTAACCTTGGCTTTGCCTTTGGATGGCTTGGGCATTACTTAGACTTCTTATTCTTCTTGCATTTAGCAGGGCCAGAAATAACTGGCTTGTGTGCTTTTACCTTAACGCTCATGATGTTTCCTTACTCTGTAAAACCAAATTTCATTGCCACGGCAGCAGCGATAAATATCAATATTGCGCTTGTTGATACTTTAAGGATCGTGCTGCCTATGTCTTTTTTTGCAGAACGCCAGCTATCTATAAGGTTCCTAAGTTCCCGGATATCTGTTCCAGCGTCTCCATCACTAAGGCCAACTTCAGCAAGGGCTGTTCTCGCTCCCTCACGTGCAGCTTCTCGCATGAGAGCTTGTAGTTCTTCACGTGCTAACGAAACCACTTCAGACATGATTTACTTCTCACTATTAAGTAAGTTTGCCAGCTATAACTGCATTAGCAACAGGCAACTCTATGTCTTTTGCATCTTCATCAGTCATATCTGTATCTACTAAATCTCGAAGAATTGTTCGATAAGCTAAAGCGGCTTCTTTTTCTGCGGTACTTTGCAGAACATCAGGAAGCATTAAGAAGTCTGATGCTTTTAACAGCTCGTTTCGCTTAGTGCGTAATGTTGAAACTTTCATTAAACTCCTCCTATGCGTCTTTAATTGGGTTATCTACAACGATTGTATGGCTTGGCTGGTGACTGCCAGATCGGTAGCTACAAACTATGAACTGGTCATCGTTGCCTGTAACATCGACTAGGGCATGGTAGTGGGACATCTGTGAAGTACCGCCGATCTCACTTAAATCTACCGTGCCTTTTAGCTCAATAGTAATATTGAGGCCGCTTGGGTTTGTGATTTTAAACTTAATAAGGCGGTTAGGGTTCTCCCCAGCGTAATAATAAAACGTGTCTGCTTCTTTCGCTGGGTATCCACTAGCGTTGTAAGTGGCACTGTGGTTAGTAACTCCAACATCTTTTAAGGCACTACCGGCCCCTCCGCCTATTAGTGGTATGCTTGAGGCAGCAGCACCAGCTACTGTTACTACAGCTAAGCCCTGTATGCCGCTAACTTCTGAACCACGGATAAACGTACCTTTAGTGGTGAAATATACTTGTTTTCCGCTCTCTAACTCAAAACCAATGCCGCCACTTTGCGCCTGATTTGAACCTGCGGCGTAGGAACTTCCGACAGTGCCGTTACTTCCCTGAGCGTTCATTGCTATTATATGTTGGGCATTACTCTGAAGACCTGCGTGGCCTTCACCAACAGTCTTTCCTACACAACGATATAAATAAGTGTATCCATTACTACCGCCAGATTCATTCTGGCTTGCCCAATCAGCGTTATAACCACTACTGGTAATTGATCCCATAGAAGTGTAGTTACCATTTGGGATGTTGTAAAATGTTGTGCCGCCATACTCATACACAGGCAACATTCCGTTACTTGTATTCTCAGTAGCATAAGTGCTGTTGCCAGTAGACTGCCCACCAACGACTGCATTGTTTACAATTCGCCAGACGCAACCACCATAATAGTGGGTGTTACCACTCCCCCACGCAGAGTGGCCCCAGTTGACTCCGTAAGAGCCATGAAAACCATACGACATCGTTGAGTGGACGAATCCGCTGGTGTTGATGAAAGCATTAGCAGAAGTGCCAAAAGTCATTACGCCAGTAGTCTGGTGTACTGTAAAGGGAGCGATCCGCAAGCGGTTTGAGTTGTAGTTAGGAGACTGAGCTGAACTACTAAAAGTATGACTGTGTATCGCAAACTGTCCTCTAGGAGAATACTGATGGACACGGGCGTATGAAGTAATTTCATCCCATGCTTGGGGCTCAGAAGGAGACCATGTCCCTATTTTATTTTCACTATATAAGGTGGTTGGCTTTATTGCGGCACTGCCGCCACTACCTGATGACCCCGTTGCTACCAAAAAGTCTTTATAATTAGACATCTATAATTCTCCAATCAGTCGTGGCCGCGTAGTAAACAAGACCGAACCCTACATTGCTGTCAGAAACGGTCATATCAGTAGCTGAGCCCATAATTGTTTTGCCATTGCGAGCAACGGTTAGGTTGTTTGTCGCAAAACTCCCCGCACCATCTACCATGTGAACCTCATCACCTGTTGCCGGAGATGCTGGTAATGTTATTGTGACTGCGGCAGACGCCGTGTTGACGATTAAATGATCGGCAGCAACTGCCGTGTAGTCCGCAGACTTCGCAGACCAAGTAGTTGCAACGTCCGCCCAGTTATAGTTTGTGCCGTCTGTAACAAGGGCTTTACCTGCATTACCAGTTTGGCTTGGGATAGTATTTGATCCGCCTTCAGCAAACGCTTGCCATTTACCTGCTGCAAGGTCTGTTGCGAATGTGCCAGACGTGTGGTCAACAAGGGCGATATAAGACGAGACACCATTCTTCGCTATGTCATCAACCTTGAAAGCTGTAGACGTTGCCCAGTTGCCCTTCCAATCAATTCCGCCATTGTACTTCTGCCACTTGGATGCGGCTAAGTCTGTTGCGAAAACTGTGGATGCGTGAGCTACTAATACGCGGAAAGTGTTGCCGCCATAGACCGCGACATCTCCGGGCAAGTAATCAGTCGATGCTGCCCAGTTACCACGTGGGTTAATGCCGCTTTGGAATACCGACCAGTAGGTTGCGTCAGTAGGCAGATTGCCTGTGCTTTCGAGAATACATTTATAAAGCGAACCACCGTAAGACACCACATCGTTAGGCGTGTATGCCGATGTATTGTCGTATGCACCTTCTGGGCTAATACCTGAAACATACACGTCCCAATTAGCTGTGACTGTCGGAAGGTTTCCTGTGGTATCGCCTTTTGCGATATAAACACTTGCACCATAAGTTACGACGTCATTTAAGACGTATGCTGTGGCGTTTGCATATGCAGCGCGATAATTTGCGCCTACTACATAAAGCTCCCAGTTAGCTGTAACTGAAGGAAGATTACCCGTTGTTTCATTCTTTGCTCGGTATAGTGAGCCACCATAATTTACGACATCGTTTAGCGCATAAGCTGTCGCTGCGTTGTATGCACCACGTGCCTTAATACCACCAAGGAACTCAACCCACTTGGATGCGTCACTAGGGAGGTTGCCAGTAGTGTCAGTAAGGGCGCGGTAGAGGTTGCCACCATAGGCAACAATGTCGCCTTTAACATAAGCGGTAGCTGCGTTGTACACACCTTCTGCGTTAATTCCACTAATGAACGCATCCCAATAGGTAGCGTCTGAAGGTAGGTTTCCTGTTGTGTCGATCTTGGAAATATAAAGAGCATTGCCGCCATAAGACACAATGTCGTTTTTCTGGTAAGCGGTAGAATTGACATACTCACCTTCCCATTGAATACCGTCAGCAAACAGCGACCAATATGTAGCATTTGGGGGCGTGTTGCCTGTGCTATCAAGAATACAGATGTAAACTTTACCACCGTGGGTAACGCCATCTCCAACTCGATATGCTGTTGCATTCGCGTACACTGCTTGGAACTTAAAGCCCTCAACCATCAACTGCCAGTAAGTATTGTCAGTGGGGAGATGGGTGCTAGTTTTTAACCCGTATGTGTACACATAAATATTGCCACCGTACTTTACGATGTCGTTCAACTCGTAGGTGGTGGCGGTATCCCAGTCACCCGCGAAATAGAAACGTAGTTTTCCTAAGTCGATTATCTGGCTCATATCATTTCCATTAGTAAGTGACCGTTATCCCAGCGGAACGTGATGGTGTCTTTAGACCATACCCACGCCTTATAGTCCTCTGGGTCGATAATATTATCGTCTGGAAGGCGTACTGGTGTCGTCCCGTCATTAATGACATCGACATTTAGATCGCCCGTTTTATACAGCTTGAAGCCGTAGAATGTTTGGTCAGCTAGAGCTGTGCCTTCATAAAATCCATTAGCCATTAGTCAACATCCTCTAGTACCGACACAACGCAGTCTAAAGAGCTGGCAACCTTAGAAACGAGTTGCACTTTTTCTCCAGCTTGCATTACTAGCTTTTTACCACTTAGAAAGTCATGGGTCGTCCCACCCTCTACTCGTTGTGCGCGAGAAAGATGGATTACTGTGGAGTCAGCTTTTACAAGTGAAAGCTCTACAGGTAAGGCGGCTCCAGTGATATTCGTGACACTGCACCCAATCATGATTGATTTTTTACTCGCCGGGACTGTGTAAACGTCTGAAGGTGTTGTACCTACATCGTTCGCAGTAGCGTTCTTAAAATTATAACTAGCCATTTAGTATTACCCCAATGCTATTGCCATAGCCACCGAGCGACTATCTATATAAACTTCCTTGGTTGATTGATCGGTACGAACCTTAGTTCCGCCAAGACCCAAGAATTTCACAGAGTCTGCCGCACCGTTGGCCGTGATGTCGTCCGTATCGCCCGTGCTTCGCTCATCTCCTTGCAGAGTTACGAAAGCATTACCCACCGACTGTGCTACAGAAGCCCAGTGTTTTGCTGAGTAATTTACGTTCCCATTTCGGTCTGTGAACGTAGAGTTAGTGCCATGTACAGCGTACTTTTCTGCATCCGCTGCAAATAGAGGAGCTTCAATAATCTGGGTCACATAAGTAGCGGCTGTCGCAATGTCTGAAATATTTGCAGCAGCAGCAGCTATGTCTGTAGCATTTTGAGCTGTTATTTGAATGTTGCTTAAATTTGTCCCGGCAATAATTGTTTGTATATCTGCCAAACGAGGAACAAGCGCGTTCACATTACCAATGGAATTGCCCACCAACGTGATGTTTCCAGATGCTCCGACGTGAGGAGCAAGTTGGTTTATGTTCGTTATTGCTCCAGACGTGGCGATAACTGATGTTATGTTGTTTGATGTGGTGACAATCTCAGCGATGTTAGTGCCAAGGGATTGAATGGTAGCTAGGTCAGCAAACAAACCAGTGATAGCACCTGTTGCAGTTGTACCATCCTCAACATCAGCTAACGCAGCAATCTTTGCTGATACTGATGCGAGGGAATTAACATCCGCTATGCCTGTTGCCACAGTGCTAATGTTTGCAAGGGCTGCTGCGTTGGCAACAGTTGTGACCGAAGCTATGTTTGTGCCTACTGCATTAACATTCGCTATTGCAGCCGCAACGGTATCTATCTCTGAAATAGACTCTAGCAAGTCTGTCGATACGTTTACTATCGCCGCTATGTTAGTGGCCACGGTCTGTACGGCTGTGATGTTTGTTCCTGTGACGTTAACCGAGCCTATTGCATTTGAAACAGTTGTAATGCTTCCACTTGCGCCCAAGTTTGAGGCCACAGTGTTGATGTCGGAAATGTTTGTTACTGCTGTTTGTACACCTGTAATGTTGGACGCGACGGTTCCGACGTGGGCTATATTACTTGAGACGGTTGTAATGTTTGTTAAATTGCCAGTATTAGCAACGGTTGTGACTGCCGAAATATTTGTTCCAACGGAATCCACATTCGCGATAGATGTCGCCACGGTATTCACGTCTACAATATCTGAGGCAACGGCAGCTATATCTACAACATTATTTGCTACGGTTATTACGTCTGTTATTGCTGGAGCGACGACATTAGCAGCCGTTGTTATTTTAGCGTTGATTGCCGCCAAAAGGTCTAAGTTGTGTTGCTGCGAAGTGATGGTGTTACCCATGCCTGAATGTGAAGTGCATAGGTAGTAAAGTGTTCTAGGCGTGGCAGAATTAACAACTATCTCAATCTTAGCCCCAGCCGAACCATGAGTCCCAGTAATTGTGACCCCTATTGTATATAGAGGTGAGCCACTTATGGATGACGAAAGTTTAAAAGGGTGTGTGGATAAAGAGCTATCTGAAAGATCAAAGGTGTATGTGAACCCTTCTTTCAAAGTTAGAGCTGGATTAATTGTCCCGTCTAAATAGAACTTTCCGCCAGCGGCTGTAACCGCATAGGTCTTAGTACCAGTAGCTTGTGCAGCTACAGTGTTAACATCCGTAATATTTGCTGCCGTGGTTATCACATCAGCAATATTATTTATGACAGGCAGCGCAGTATCACGAGCACTCTCGGCTGCGGTCTTTGCTGCTTCCGCAGCATTCTTATAGGTTAGAGCATCAGCGACATATCCCGCGAAGTCTGTGAAGGTAATGGTAGTCCAGCCTGTGTCTGCGCCAACGAACTGACCAACTCTAACTTGAAATGTTCCGGCATTAGAGGGGTCTTCTCTAAACTGGAATAGACTGGACTGGAAAACACCTGATGAATTAAATAAATCATCAAGCATATCGCTAAGGGTACGAGTGCCTTTCTCTGACGCTTCCAAGTAGTCATCAAGTATATGCGCTCCTGTCTTGGATGATAGAAATCTTAGCTGTTCACCTATCGGTCTTGTTTCAGCCATTGACCTTCTCCTCACTAATTACTTTGGCGATCATAGCCTTGGTTATCGCGTACTTTTCCTTATCGAAGTAACGAGTGAGCTTGCCCTCCATAGTGTCCATTCGTTTTTCAAAAGCCCCAACGCGAGCCGCTATTGCTAAGGTGGCTTCTTGAACCTCTTCCTTCCATGATCCGTCTTCATGATCTCTGCCGCCAAGTGCCTTATCTATAAGACGCTTAGCTTTCAGCTCTACTGCTGCGATGCTGCTGTCTGTAGAGTCGGAACTTTGTTGCACCTTCAGTAAATCTTTTCTTAATTCCGATACTTGCTTGCCTTGCTCTAAAATCAATTCTTTGAGTTGATTTATTGAGGACAGCATGTCGCTCTCGACAGCACCAACATAGGCGGTGACAGAGGGATCGACATTCTTTTGTAATACCTTTTTCGTCATTACCGATTCCCTGCCTCAGACATAGGTATGAGATTGCCTTTTTGAACTTCTTTCTCGATGTTCTCTTGTGGCTGAACGCTTGCCCCACGCATTTTCTCCATCATAGCTAATTGCTGAGAAGGACTTGGCCCTTGCTCTTGAAGCTGCTTCTGGTCGACGCGGAACCTGTCCATGTCAGTAATACCCATGGCTCGAATAGCTTCTTCAGCTATCTGACCCGCGTTGTATTCCATATTAAGGCCAGTCTGGTTCATGATCTGGAGCATGTTCATCCACGTCTCTGCATTTCGCGTGGGTTCGAGAGGAAGAGTTCCGTCTATTACAAGGAAATCAATTTCTCCCTGCAAGTCTTTGGAAACATTGTAATCAAGATAGCCATCTTGGATCATGCCCGACAGTTGGTTGGGCGTGTTGTTCTTGTCCATCTTAATCGACCCTTCCATCGACAAGCTGTCTTGGATATTCGCTACCATCATCCTGACCATTGGCCGTATGGTTGTGGCAGACATGATGCGCGAGAGTACACCGAGCCTCTGCGATCCGAGTTGGGTTAAACGCTGTATCTCCGTTGCTGTGCGGATTCCGTCTGAGGTCGGCATACCTTGTTGTGCGTCTGACGCTGCGCTTACGCGCTGCTTCAGCTCTGACATCTGTGCTATATCGTTGAGATGTCCGCGTGTTACGTCTGGAACCTGAGCAATGAACACGCCATCACCGGGTTTACTGCCCGGAAGTGTGCGAACTATGCCCCATGGGTTGCGATCTATCAAGTCTGGTATAGAAACCTGCGTCGGATCAGCGAATATAAGGTTGTTTAGCGCAGCACCGATGTTATCTATGCGCGATCTCATCAAGAATGTAGCGATATCGTGCATCGGAAGTATGAGATCATACAGCGATTGGCCGTAAGTCTTATGGCTATCTTGGTAAAGCCCACCGAAAACAACAGGGAACTGCTGGCCATAGGGGTTTAACTGGAACCTAATGACAACACTCTCGTCCATTACGGTCAGGACAAGAAATATTTCGTCAATCGAAGGGATGCCAATCTCGTGACCAGATAGACGTACCCAAGACTCATCCACTACTCTAGCGTCACCAAGCGTAAAATACGCATGATCTGCGTTCTTCTCATTCGGCTGGGCTGGGTCGATTGATAATCCTCGACCTTCTTCCTTGTGCCAATGGTGAGCGTTCCATGAATTGCGAGTACCAGAAATCTTGTTCCGTAAAGCTGGGAACATCTTTAACTTAGGGTATAAGCCACTATTCAATAGTGCGTTGTAAGACATGTAGTCTGCAAACACGATGAACTGCATGTTCTCCCAGTCACCCCAATTTACTCGTGGGTCTGGGAAGCACCTGCGGGGGTCGAAGTTTACGATCTTATTCTGGTTGGACTTAGCGTCCCAAATTATTTTAGTCGGGGCAAAGCCATAACGAATACTGTCCAGTATCATCTGGGCAAGTCGTGCCTCTCCCGCTGTTCTTCGCATCTGCTGGTGCAGCACTCTCTCTAAGATGAGTGATGCGCTGCGTGACTTTCTGTTTAAACCCTCAAGCTGAAACATGGGGTTTCGTCCGCCCATTGCAGCCATGAGATAGGTGAGGACTGTGTCAGCAATCGCTCTCGTATCTGCCATGACAGCCTTCTCGCGGAACTCTGTTGCATCGGCAGGTACATAAACATCGTGAGCGCGGTCTGCTTCTTTCCAATGATCGTAGCGTTTACGAATTTTGGAATAAGACATATCAGACATGGACTTAACATAGTCCACGATACGACGCTCCTGTTCTTCAGAAAGGAGGTGAGATATATCTTCATAGTTGACTAATTTTTCCGCATGTTCCGAAAGGTCAACAATCACACCATCGTTCGGGCCTGATTGATAAGCCGCTGACCTGTAACCTGTTTGTGAAGCCATTTTTGCTACCGTCCATTTCTATATGCCAAAGATAACTGAGATGTGTCAGATGGTCGTCCTTACAGACCCCACCCATTCCATTTTGCAGCTAACCCTTTGACACTTCTCTGAAGAGATTTGCCGAAGTCTTGGCTATTGTTATTGAGAGACTGTGAGGTGTCGGTGTGTAGTGACCACGCCTCTGGGGATATTGATGTGCGAGACAGAACATCTATGGCCATAACCATAGCGTCTACTTGGTCATCATGGTTTCCGTTGGGAAAACTAATTGCTTCGTCTATAAAGTCATCCAGCCACGGTGACTCCTCTGGAAGAAAGACCCTGCCACCCTCTATGATAGGAAGAATGGCATTGGCTCTAGCTACTTTATCATTAACTACTTTGTAGGGAATGACGGATACACCAGACTCACGCTTCAACTCCTGTATGAGTGATTGGCCACTGGCCTTGTCCTCTATGTAAATAGCTCTAAGACCTTTGCCGCGCCACTCATTGTTTAGTCTTATCATGCGCTGCTTGAGTTCGGGGAAATCCCACTTACCTCTTATGATATCGACTATGTACATGTCGCCAGTCGTGTCGACACCAGCAACTACCATGACACTGTAGTCGGCAGTTTCAGTTTTCTTAAACGCTGTGTCGGCAGTAATGACTAGGCTGGTAAACTTTTGAGGTCTTAGGTCTGCTGGATACGATCTCCACCACTCCGTTTTGATAAGGTTACCGCCCTCAATGTAAGGTTGCTGCTGGTATAGCGATGCAAACTCACGAGGGTTCAGGCGTTCTCTTCGCTTCAGTTCTTCAAGAGGAAAGCGTTCTGGCCATAATGGTTCTTCGGTATCCCCATCAGTGACATTACGTTTAGCCGGGGATAGTGCTCTGTACTCTTCAGTAGTGACATAGCGTGGATCATCTTCCGCAAGCATACGTCTGGATATCTTCTTCTTTCCGGGTGCAGACTTGATGGCAGGGAAATTGATGTGCTTCCAACGCCCCTCCTTCCAATCTTCCGTGTCCATTATTCTCCCGGCAAGGTCGTCTGGATGCCAGCGAGTTAGGATTACTATTTGTTTCGGGGGTGCTCCCCCTCCTTCTGGCTGTAAACGAGTGGCCAGTGCAGAGGTGTAATAGTTCCACGTCTTATTGCGCTGGGTCATCGACTCTGCGTCTTCACGTGACTTGATTGGGTCATCTACCAGCAGAAGATTTGCTGGTCGGCCAGACGTCGTACCTCCGACGCCTACCGCAAAGTAAGCTCCACCAACTTCAGTACGCCATACATCTGCCGCCCTACTCTCTTTGGATAAAGTGAAGTCTGGGAAGGCTTGGGTTATTGTCTTGTCTTCTACAACTGAACGTACTTGTCGCCCAAAGTCCGTAGCCAGTTGAGCATTGTACGAACAAGACATGATATATCTTTGAGGGTTTCGAGCCATAAAGTATGAGGGGAACAGGACTGTACCAAAAGTTGATTTGGCATGGCGTGGAGGCATCGTGATGAGAACATTGTTAACACCAAGAGTATCTTTCTCCAGCTTATCTAGCGTGTCGATTAGCTCTAACTGAAAATCGGCAAGCTCCCACTCAGGGTAGATCAGCTTAACAAAGGACTCAAAGTTATCCTGAGCGTCCCGCAACTTGAGTAGGTACTTGGCAACTTGTGATTGAGATAATGTCTTACTCATTTGCGCTTCAATAAGCGGCTTATGTGTATCTCCTGAGCCTTTTCTTTGTCATTAATAGTATCAGCCATGATGTGCATTAAATGATCCTTAATGGCTTCTCCTACCCGCTCAGTGGATACCCCAGATAGGTTCACCTGCTTCATTGCACTACCGAACTGGTCTAGCGTCATGCTGGATTCAAGCGCGTCCTTCTGGATATTTCTAATCTTCATGTTCAATAACTCCTATGCTTTCTACTTCGATCTCGGATACACCCTGTGCAATCGCCTCTAATTCATCACGAGACAGGTCGGTTAGGGTCTTGGCTGAATGTTCGTGCTGGTTAAAACTGTGGTTAAGGTCAGGAACTACTTTATTGAGTAGCATTCCAAATACTCTGGCCTGTGTAGGGTTCCATTCCTTTGTACCCATGACTACTAAGTGAGCGTCTGTTAGCTGGTCGCGCATGTATGTGGCAATTTCCGCCCGTATTCTTCCGCTTTCTGCGGGGGTAAGTTTCTCTCGTGAAGCTAATGCTGTCATCTCGCTGGCCTTCTTTAAGTGTGGGGCTGTTTTTCTGCACTGCATTGAGCAGAACTTGCGACGATCTTTATGATACGCCTTTGTCGAGAACTCTTTCTTGCAAGTCTCACATGTTATTACGACTGTAGCCATTATAGTTAGACGTTTTCAAAAATTGGTGCGGTTGGTCGTGGGGGTGGGGAGGTGACCAAACTCGCGGGACTCCCATCGGCGGGGTGGGGTGTACGCCCCCCCCTCGCGCGGACGGGTGTATGTGACACACAAGCGTCACGTGTGAGCCTAACCTGCTGATTTTCTTGCATTTATTCTCCCTTCATAGGGGTGTTTGTGTGTATATGTGGGCGCACGTTTCAGGAACGATCCACGCAAGCGCACTAACGATGGTCTGAAAGACCCCACCACCAATCATTTCAACAGGTTACGAAAACTGCACCGCCGTGTCGTCCTGTGTGTACGCGCGTGTACGCGGAAGGAACTTTTAGGGGGACAGCTCGGCCTTCCGTCGATCTGCAAAATCAAATCGGAGTAACGCACATGACACTCGCAACTAACAAATTCGCAGGTAGCACCCTCACGCAAGTAGCCAACGGCTACCTCGTCGCCAAAACTCGCAAGGAAGCTCTTGCGTACCTGTCGGCTAAAGCCGAGGTGACCAAGCGCAAGCGTTGGATCAACGCAGCCAAGGCCGCAGCCGCAGGTGATGATCTTCGCATGGCCGCTTACGCCGCCGAAGGCCGTGAAGCCACCAACGCAGCTTGGGCCGCAGTACCTCGCGAGCCGAAGGCTGACGTAACGCCTATCAAGCCGAAGGCTAAGGCCAAGGCCAAGGCAGTCGCTAAGCCGAAGGCTAACCCGTCAGCGATGGACGCACTCACCGCGCAGGTTCTCGCACTCGACGAAGCCGCATTCACAGCGTTCACAACGAAGTTGATCGCAGCCAAGCGTAGTTAAAACCTACGCACCCACCCAGACCTCACAGGCTCGCGCTTGTGGGGTTTTTTTGTGTCTAAACCAAGGAGCACACACATGCAGATACAACGTCAACAACGTCGCAAAATAAGCGCGAAAGTGGTCGAGATCGTAGGCGAAATAGCAGTCGCCACCTTCGTCGGCCTGATCTTCGCGTGGATGGTAGTGAACTGGCTCATGGGCTGTGGGGAATCCTACCCGACTGCTGATGGCTCTCTCATCATGGGCGAGTGTTTATCGCTCCTACCGTGGAGGTGGTGATGGAAAACCACGACCACGAAACCCTTCTCGCTGGCCAGATCAGGCAGTGGATCGAGGACGATATTATCAACGGGGACATCGACGCAGAAACGTGGATCGACGACCTGTACCGTCACCTCGGTGGCTCTGTCGACAACGACGAATGACGTCTCGCACACACACACACGCACACATGTGCGCAATTCTAAAGGAACTTTTAGTAGGAAGCAGATCGGTTCAAATCGTTCTGTTTCTCGTCGTTTCTTTTCCCAAACTTCACAGGAGCATTTATGCAAACTTCAACTCAACTTAATCTCTCGCAGTTCACGGGTTCAATAGACTTCGCCAAGTTTGGCTTAACGTCAAGCATCATGTCCGAAGGTGTCACGCACGTAGCCACAGAAATGGATGCGTTCTGGCTCATGACGGACATCGACTTGTACGTTCGTGAACTTCGCAAGGACGGCAAGGACACTAGCTTCGTCGTAGCCAAGCTCGTGCCGGATGGCGAAGGGGCTTGCCTCATACTTGAGGACGGCAACGACGAAATCCTCAACAGCATCAACGTGCCATTCACAGACTTCGATTTTGACCGTGTAAACGGTGAATTTCAGTTGTGGGTAGCACCCAACGAGTTCGGTGAGTTCACGCTCTATTTGCCCTCCGAACACTAAACCTTGCGCTAAAGGTGTCTGGTGTGTATCGTTCGTTATACATTGGACACCAAGCGTATCCTTCAAACCAATGGAGATTACTATGACCCCAACGCAAACAAAGCTGCGTTCATGTCTGGATATCGACGACTTCTCGCAGAGGAGAGCGGCTATTCGTAAGCTGTTCACCGAGTCAGTCAGCGATGAAACCCAGAGACGGATCAGTTTCGCCGTCAAGGATGCAATGCTCGAATCGCTACCACCTAGCGTAGCCAAGCGACCAACCATATCGGTTATTCGCGACAACCTGACGATCACAACGATGGCACTGCTCATTGAGAGCGACCATCCACATTCGATCTATGAGGATGGCCATGTGCTCGGCATCGTAGATGGTACGTTGAATTGCATAGCGGACATTTCCCTTTGTGCAACTGGCAGAGGCGGAAAGCATCGCTTCGCAGAGTCCAGAGATTTCGAAGCGGTACTAGCCGCACACCTAAAATCAACACCCTTGGAGAAGAAAACTATGAGCTTAACAGCCGCACTTAACGCTTACGATTACTGCCGCATAAACGGCTTCATTAACGAGATGAACATCTGGAAACAACTCTCAGACGCCACAGACGAAGCCACTGCCAATGGTGTTAAGTCGCTCGTTGGTATTCGTGAGGAGAAGGATGCCCCTCGCACCGAGGCAGACCTCCAACTCGATCAGATGTCGTCTGAAGATCATGGTTCCTACAAGATAATTATCGAACGTCTGCAAGACGATGGCGGTGAGTCAGAAACGGAGCCAGTCAAGGCTGTCGTACTCAATCCACCTGCTGATAGTGCGCTTATCGACCTCGCGTTGTCACAGGCAGGGCTACCACCCATCAACGACATGATCGGCACGATTAACACGTTGACTGAAGACTTAGCCAAGGCAGAGTCCACACCCGCTGTTTCCATCACAGCCGCATCGGAGGAGACCAAGCACGACGGTACAATCCCAAGCGGTAGGTTGTCGACGCAAGAAGCGTGGAGAGCGTTCGGTCTTACACGTGGCAAGGAGGAGTTCAGCTTCAAGGTTCCAACGTGGGAGTGGGACGGTGTTCACCCTCATGTGCCAGAAGTTGACAACGATTATGTGTTCCGTCCCTTCGAGTTATTGCGTGTGCTTTACGCCGTCATGACTAATCAGCGTTGCTATCTTCACGGTCACACAGGGACAGGCAAGACGACGTTGATCGAGCAAGTTGCCGCACGTCTTAACTGGCCTTTCATGCGTGTTAACTTCGACAGTGAAATCACTCGTATGGATTTGATAGGTCGTGATGTCTTAGCCAATGAGGGTGGTGTGACTACGTCCAAGTTTGTCGACGGTATCTTACCTCAGATGATGTCTGGCCCGTATATCGGATGCCTCGACGAGATCGACTTTGTGCGTCCTGACATCGCTTACGTCTTACAACGTGCTGCTGAAGGTAACGGCCTCATGCTTACTGAGGATGGTGGTCGTATGATCAAGCCTCACAAGCTCTTCCGCATGTTCGCTACTGGCAACACTGTCGGACAAGGTGACGAGTACGGAATGTATCAAGGTGCGAGGCCACAGAGCATGGCGTTCCTTGATCGCTTCACCGTGTGGGTCAAGGTCGACTACCTCAAGCCAGCGGACAGGAAGAAGCTAATCAAGTCACGTCTGCCTAAGTTAGCCGATGCCCATGCAGAAAAACTTAACAACTACATCACCGAGCACCTAACAGCGTTCACTCAATCCAAGGTCATGCAACCCATATCACCACGTGGTTTCTTGTCCTTGGGTCAGGCCATGACAGCTTACATGAGCTTCATCACCGACGAGAAGAAAGCCATCGAGGAAGCCATTGCTACCACGATACTTGATCGTGCTTCAGTCAATGACCGAGCGGTGCTCAAAGCAATCAGCCAACGAGTATGGGGGTAATTACATGAAAACGGATACATTCGTAAACGAAGTTACTAAGTCATCCGCAGTGTTTGGTCGCAAGGAGGACATCAAGGTTGTGTTTTCTGGCAACCAAGCCAAGACCAACGGCAAGATCATTACGCTACCTGCTATCGACAAGAATAGCGTGATGACTGAACAGCAACGCATGATCTTGCGTGGTTACACAGACCACGAGGCAGGTCACGTGAAGCATACAGACCAAGATGCAGTTCTGCGTATGGCCAATGATGCACATCGTCGTGGCAACAAGACGCTCAAGCCCATATGGAATTGTCTCGAAGACGTGTGGATGGAACGCCGGGTTATCGAAGATTATCCCGGTGCAGTAGTCAATCTTATAGCCACGTCTGACTCAGTCAATGATCAGTTCTTGCAGCACATGCGTGAGAATCCTGACTACGCAGACAAGCATATGGCAGTTGCACCAATGATGGTTACGCTTGAGGGTCGCAAGGACTATGGCGGCAAGACGTGCCAGCCATGCCTCGATCTCATGCCAGACGATCTTAAACGACAGGTTACCAAGTGGGTAGCCGCACTCGATCATTGCCACAGTACGAGTGACGTTATCGCACTCGCTCGTGTGGTCGAACAATCACTCAACGATGGAGACTATAAAGATGAGCCAGAAGAACGAGAAGATGGTGAAGATAGCGGTGATGGAGAAGGAAAAACCTCAGAGCGAGGCGATAGTGATGACGATACAGAAGCAGGGAGCGACGACGTCGGAGCTGATGAAGATAGCTCAGACGGTGATGCGGACGATGGACGTCCAAGCCTTCCCGATACTGATGTCAGTGCTCCCGATACAGAAACATACGAAGAAGAAGTTGAGCCCTACGACCCAGAAATGTCCGAAGCTATCACTCGTATGATGGATGATGGCGAACTCACCACGTCTGAGGATGGGTTCACCTACATTACATACGATCAGAAGGATGAATGGCATCACCGCACAATCGAATCCGCTCACCAACATATGTTTAGCATGTGTGAGCCAGCGGACTACGACAAGGCCGTTGCATCCATGGCAGGTGAGATCAATTCCATGCGTTCCAAGTTGATGCGTTCACTACTCGCTCAGCAGAAACGTGACTGGGATTATGGCCGAGAGGATGGACGCCTTGATACACGACGGTTCGTCCAAGCATTCGGTGGTCGTGCCAACGTGTTCAAGTTGCGCTCAGACAAGGCCGAGGTTGATACCGCCGTGTCCATACTCGTTGACCTGAGCGGTAGCATGGGTGGTGCAAACAAGATTGGTCTGGCTCAGCAGTGTGTTGTTGCCCTTGCCGAATCCATCGACAGTGCAGGTATCAAGTACGAGATACTAGGGTTCACCAATAACTTTGGTGGTGTGTCATGCAAACGTGAAGGTGTTGAGTACGACAGGTCAGCACCCCTGCACATGTTTATCTTCAAGCAGTTCGAAGAGAGATTGTTCGAGGCCAAGGGTGCTATTGCAGGTATCAAGCACATGAACCTGTGGGATAACGCAGACGGTGACGCTATCGCTAAGACACAGCATCGTCTTGCCGCTCGTCAAGAGTCACGACATGTGATGCTCGTCTTATCGGACGGTTCACCTGCGTCTTCAGGTTGCCATAAGAATATCTCACGATACACACGTAAGGCTGTAGATAATGCGGTCAAAGCAGGGACTGACATCATCGGCATCGGTATCGTTGATGACTCAGTCGAGCGTTTCTATCCCAAGTACACCGTCGTTAGAGACCTGTCAGACTTGGCAGGTTCAGCCCTCGATCAGCTATCCAAAGCACTGCTAGGTGACAGGTTCACTGTCGATAACCGCAAGCTGTTGGATGTGGTGTGAAGCGGGTCAAGGTGAGGACGGAATGGTATTTCTTACACCCTCGAAGAGACATGCGCTTCTGGGTTTCAGTTGCACTTCGCATCAAGACCAGAGGCATACGTCACAAAGATTACACGTCGATCAGATCGGTCTGCGTGGAAGTAGACCACCAAGTAAAACAACTAATCACTGGAGAAGTTACATGAATATATTTTTCGTAGACCATGACCCCAAGGTTGCGGCTCGATCACTAGGTGACAAACACGTTGGCAAGATGCTCGTTGAGTCAGCGCAGATGTTGTTCACTGCGGTGCGTAGCCATGGGTTTGATGGTGGCGGATACAAGTCTGCCTATGAGCATCACCCAATGACCAAGTGGGTAGGTAAGTCTTACCTCCATGCTGAGTGGTTGCTCGATCATGCTATCGAGTTAGCCAAGGAGTTTGAGTACCGCTACGAGCATGAGCACAAGACCAAGGAAATGTTACCAACACTGAGCATGGCTATCCATCGTCACATGCCAGAGGGTGAGTGGCGTAACCCACCACGGTGTATGCCTGACATATACAAGATTGAGTACGACGCTTGGAAAGGTTCAGTGCCGTGCCACGTTCAATCTTATCGTGACTTCTATCGTGCTGAGAAACAGATGTGCCACAAGTACACACATCGCT